CGGGTCAGCTATGACGGCAAGTCGGTGGATTACGGCTCGGCCGAGGATCTGCTGGTGCGCATCCGCACCATCGAGCGCGCTATCGCGGGCGTCAGCCGACCGCTGCCGGTGGCCGGTCTCGCTGGCTTCAGCCGCGGGGATCGCTGATGTCCGCGAACTGGTTCGACAGGGCGATTGCCTCCGTCGCCCCTCGGGCCGCCGCCCGCCGCATGCTGGCGCGTCAGGCCTTCGAGACCCTGACGCGGGGCTATGACGGGGCCGCGCGCGGGCGGCGGACGGAGGGCTGGCGCGCGCCGGGATCCTCGGCCGACACTGAGATCGGCGTTGCCGGGGCGCTGCTGCGCGACCGGATGCGCGATCTGGTTCGAAACAACCCGCATGCGGCGAAAGCCGTGGCGGTGCTGGTCAACAACATCATTGGTGCGGGCATCATGCCGCGCGCCGCCAGTGGCGACGACATGCTGGACCGGACGGTCGACGCTATGTTCGAACGCTGGACGGCCGAGTGCGATGCCGACGGTCAGCTCGACTTCTACGGGCTGCAGACGCTGATCTGCCGCGAGATGGTCGAGGCGGGCGAGGTCCTGGTGCGCCGCAGGCTGCGCCGGTCTTCGGATGGTCTGCCAGTGCCGCTGCAGCTGCAGGTGCTGGAGGCCGACTTCCTCGACGCCACGAAATCCGGCGCGCTCGGTGCTGGTCGCCTCGTTCAAGGGATCGAGTTCGACCCGGTCGGCAAGCGCCGGGCCTACTGGCTCCACGCCGAGCAGCCGGGCGACGCTTACGGCGCAATGCAGAATGGGCTGCAGAGCCGCCCGGTTCCTGCGAGCGAGATCGCCCATGTGTATGAAAAGCAGCGCACGCAGGCGCGCGGCGTTCCCTGGGGCGCGCCGGTGATCCGCAGTCTGCGCGATCTCGACGACTACGAGGTCGCCGAGCTGGTGCGCAAAAAGACCGAGGCCTGCGTCACGGCCATCGTCTTCGGCGACGACGAGGCCCAGCAGGGTATCGCGCCGTCTGTGGTGGATGCTGACGGCAACCGGGTTGAGCAATTCGAGCCGGGTCTGATCGCCTATGCACGGGGCGGCAAGGACATCCGCTTCAACCAACCCTCCGCCACCGGCGGCTACGGCGAATACAAGCGGGCCAGCCTGCACACGATCTCGGCCGGGTTCCGGGTGCCGTACGAGCTGCTGACCGGGGACCTGTCCCAGGTGAACTATTCCTCGATCCGGGCGGGGCTCGTGGAGTTCCGCCGCCAGATCGACGCGGTACAGTGGCAGCTGTTCATTCCGATGTTCTGCGCGCCGGTCTGGCGCTGGTTCACGGAAGCCGCGTGGGCGGCGGGCCAGATCCCGACGCCGGACGTGCCGGTCGAATGGTCGCCGCCGAAATTCGAGGCGGTCGATCCGCAGAAGGACGCAATGGCGAACCTGCTGTCGATCCGATCTGGCACCATGACGCTGGCAGAGGTGATCGCGCGGCAGGGCCGCAATCCCGACGCCGTGCTGGCTGAAATCGCCGCGACCAATGCCAAGCTCGACTCGCTGGGGCTGGTCCTCGACAGCGACCCGCGACGCGTCACCAAGACCGGCAGCGCGCAGACCGGCGATCCGGTGAATGATCCGGACGCTGACACCACCGCTGACGCGGAAACCGATCCGGCGCGGGCCGACCAACAGGACTGACCAACATGGACACGATGATCGAAATACCGGCCCTGCGCCGGTCGGCGGAGCTTGCGCCGAACTCAGCCGATACTGACGCCCGCACCGTCGAGGTGATCTGGTCGGCGGGGGCGCGGGTCCGCCGGTCGACGCTGTTTGGCGAGCCCTATGACGAGGAGCTCAGCCTCGACCCGACCCACGTGCGGCTGGATCGGCTAAATGCAGGCGCGCCATTTCTGAAAGTGCACGAAATCGAAACGCTCGACGCGGTGATCGGCTCGGTGGTGCCGGGCTCGGCGCGTATCGAAAACGGTCGCGGCATTGCTCAGGTCCGGATTAGCGAACGCGCGGACGTCGAACCGATCTGGCGCGACATTCAGGCGGGCCACATCCGCGCGGTCTCCATTGGCTACCAGGTCCACCGCTTCGAGGTCTCGAAACCCGAAACGGCCCGCGAGCTTTGGCGCGCGGTGGACTGGACGCCCTTCGAGGTCTCCGCCGTGCCCGTTGGCGCGGACCCAGCCGCGGGGTTCCGCGCTCAGCATCCTCTTCACGACTGCGTCCTTCACCGCCGGGACGCCCCATCCACCACCACAGGAGCCATCTCGATGACGGACAAACCCAAAGACCCGGCCGATGCGGCCAATGAAACCCCCAGCGACGACAATGCTGTCGAGGACACCACGATGACAGAACCCAAGACACCCGACACAGAGCCGAAGGTCGCTGCCGCTGAGACCCGCGTGCAGCCCAAGTCTCAGAAACCCGACGTCGCTCCCGCACCCGACACCGAGACGGTCGCGACCCGCGCGCGCGAAATCGAGCGCGACCGCGTTTCCACGATCTATGATCTGGCTGGACGCTTGAGTCTCGAGCGCAGCTTTGCCGAGGATCTGGTCAAACGCGGCACGGACGTCGACGAGGCGCGCCGTCTGATCCTCGATCAGGTTGCCGCCAAATCCGACGAAACGCGGACCTTCAGCCAAGTCTCGATCCCGCTCGGCGGACGCGATGAGCAGGTCACCCGCCGCGATGCCGTCGCAAACGCGCTGCTGCACCGCTACAGCCCGACGCTCTTCCAGCTGGAGGACGCCGCCCGCCAGTATCGGGGCATGACGCTCATGGAACTGGCACGTGAAAGCCTCGGCAATGCCGGGGTCAACACCCGCGGCCTGTCGCGTGACGAGGTGGCCACGCGCGCGCTGCACTCGACCTCGGACTTCCCCGAGATTCTCTCGGCGGTCACCAACAAGACCCTGCGGCAGGCCTATGAGGCCTATCCCCGGACTTTCATGCTGTTCTGCCGCCAAGTGCTCGCCACTGACTTCAAGGCGATGCACCGGGTACAGCTCGGCGAGGCCCCGCAACTGCTGGAGGTGAGTGAAAGCGGCGAGTTCAAGCGCGGCACGCTCGGCGAGAGCAAGGAGAGCTACAAGGTCAAGACTTATGGCCGGGTGGTCGCGATCACGCGCCAGACGCTGATCAACGACGACCTCGACGCCTTCACCCGCATTCCGGCGATGTACGGCAACTCCATCGCGCAACTGGAGAGCGACGTGGTCTGGGGCATCATCACCGCCAACCCCGCCATGGCCGACGGCAACGCGCTCTTCCACAACAGCCACAAGAACCTCGCAGGCACCGGGGCGGCGCTCGATGTCAGCAGCGTCGGTGCGGCCCGCGCCGCCATGGCTAAGCAGACGGGGCTCGACAAGAAGACGGTGCTCAACGTCCGGCCCGCCTTCCTGATCGTGCCCGCCTCGCTGGAACTGAAGGCCGAGCAGCTGGTCGCCCAGAACCTCGTGCCCGCCGCGACGTCCAGCGTGGTGCCGCAGTCGATCCGCACGCTGGCGCCGATCAGCGAGCCCCGGCTCGACGCCGCCAGCGAGACCGCCTGGTATCTGGCGGCCAGCCCGAACCAGATCGACACCATCGAGTACGCCTATCTCGAGGGTCAGCAGGGCGCCTACATCGAGACCCGCAACGGCTTCGACGTGGACGGCGTCGAGATCAAGTGCCGCCTCGACTTCGGCGCCAAGGCCATCGACTGGCGGGGCCTCTACAAGAACCCGGGCGCGTAAGCCGCGCTTCCTGAACCCTGAAACGCGGGCGGTCCAATCGGGCCGCCCTTCGTCTTTCCACGAGGATCCTCCCCATGAAAACCTACGTCCAGCCCGGCAACACCATCACCCTGACCGCGCCCTATGCCGTCGCCTCCGGCGACGGCGTGCTCGTCGGCTCCATCTTCGGCATTGCCGCGGGCGCCGCCGCCATCGGCGAGCCTGTCGAGACCGCGCTCGTCGGCGTCTTCGACATCACCAAGGTCGGCTCCCAGGCCTGGACCGTCGGCGCCAAGGTCTACTGGGACGACACCAACAAGCGCTGCACCACGGTCGCGACCGACAACACCCTGATCGGTGTGGCCGTCGAGGCGGTGGCGAGCGGCGCGGGCGACACCATCGGTCGGGTGCGCCTGAACGCGACGTTCTGATGAGCGCCTTCGCCGCCGCCGTGGGCGCGCTCTTCGCCGATCCGAACGTCGGTCGGGACGCCGTCTACATCGCCGACGGCGGCGCGCCCGTGCTGGTGCGCGTCGTCGCCCGGCGCGCAGACGCGGTCACCGACTTCGGCGATGCGCGGCTCTGGTCCGAGACCACCCGGATCGACCTGCTCGTGGCCGAGGTGGCGAACCCGCGCCCCGGCGACCGTATCGAGATCGACGGCGACGCCTTCCTCATCCAGGGCGAGCCCATCCGCGACCGCGAGCGGCTGGTCTGGACCGTGGACCTGCGACCGGCCTGACCGCGATGAAACTGAAGCTCGACATCACGCCGGACCTTGTCGCCGCCATGTCCGCCGAGATGAAGGCAGGCGAGAAGGCCGTCACCGCCGCCATGCACGAGGCCGGGACCGGGCTCAAGACCGCCTGGCGCGGCCAGATCACCGGCGCGGGGCTCGGCCAGCGGCTCGCGAACTCGATCCGGAGCCAGACCTACCCGAAGACCGGCGAGAGCCTGAACGCCGCGGCGCTCGTCTGGTCGAAAGCCTCGGTCATCATCAGCGCCCACGACACCGGCCCGCTGATCCGCTCGAAGGAAGGGTTCTGGCTGGCGATCCCCACGGAGGCCGCCGGACGCGGCCTGCGCGGGGCCAAAATCACCCCCGGCGAGTGGGAGCGCCGCCGCGGCCTGCGCCTGCGCTTCGTCTATCGTCGCCGCGGCCCGAGCCTGCTGGTCGCCGACCGCGCCCGCATCAACAAACGTGGCCAGGCGGTAGCGTCACGCTCGAAAACCGGCCGCAACCAGGTCACCGCGCCGATCTTCCTGCTGGTGCCGCAGGTCAAGCTGCCGAAGCGGCTGGACCTCGCGCGGGATGCGGACCGGGCGCTGGACAGCGTACCGGGGCTGATCGTGGCGAACTGGGTGGAGGACAAGGTACGTTGATGACGGCTGTGCGAACTTTTCTGACCTCCAATGAATTTGTTTCAAGGTCGGTTGCGGTGAACCGTTCAACAAAGGATGGCTTTTGATAACATTTACCCTCAGCTTGGGCGTCAGACCCCACTTTGCTTCGGATTTTTTGCTGTTAGTTTAGGTTCTGACCCAAAGAGGAGGTAGTATGATGGATGATGACGAAGCTTGGGTAGCTTCTATGTCGGCGCGTGGCTATGTCAGGGGACCTGATTTTTCGTCGTATGAAGAATTATCAGCTTGGGACGACTCGAATACGCGCCCGCACGTCAGGCGGCTAATCGGTGATAAGTATCAGGTGTATTTTACGGATGGTCTGCCCAACGTTGATCAAGTCCCCACGGCAGCCGATGTTGACGGACCAAGCTATGATATAACCGATGTGCCCTTTTAGCAGCACGACAACTTCGCCCGCCATGGAGAACCGATGAAACGCATTCTATCGAGACTTACATCGGCACTGAAGTCCACTGACATCAATGCCATCGCTTTTGTCCGTGGCCTAAGAGCCTTTGAAGCTGGCGATTTCACGACCGCCATGAATGAACTGCGGCCACTCGCCGAAAAGGGTTATACGCGCGCTCAGGTTAGAGTGGGCGTCATGCACGATACAGGCCAAGGCGTACCACGGAACGTCGCTGAAGCAGAGCGTTGGTTTCATCTTGCCGCCAAAGATGGTAACGCTGATGCCCAATGCAAACTAGGCCAAAAGTACGATCCAGAATACTATGCGATACGTTGGCTTAACGGTATTTCCCAAAAAAGTGTAGAGGAAAGAGACTACAAGGTGGCGGAGCGTTGGTACCGCCTTGCCGCAGAACAAGGGCATCCGTGGGCGCAGTTTAGGCTTGGGCTCATGTATTTTTCTGGATGGAGGAATAGCGACGAAGTGTTCTTCGAAACTGATGAAGACTGGTTCCTTGAACCAAATGAGAAGGAGGCCCGTCGCTGGATAAACCTTGCAGCCAAAAATGGAAACCCCGATGCTCAGTGCATACTCGGTAATCTAGAAGATGACAGACGAAAGGCGATCCAATGGTTTCGCCTCGCTGCGAGCCAAAATTATGCGCCTGCACAGCACGAGATGGGTATAGTTTACAGCCCCGATCTTCCGTTTTGGCACGTTGAGCGTGATACCGTAGAAGCCGCTCGATGGTTTCGTCTTGCCGCTGAGCAGGGCCACGAAGAGAGTCAGTGGGAATTGGCGAAGCTGTATTTAAAGGGCGATGGCGTACCAAAAGACAAGATTTTAGCCTACATGTGGGGCTATATTTCGCATGAGACGATTAAGAAAACACAGCCCCATTATTCGGGAGGGTCAGAGCCGGAATTTGAAAAATTGGAAAACGAAATGACTGCGGAGGAGATTGCCTCTGCGCGCGCGCGAGCCCAAACTTGCATCTCTTCGAATTTCAAAGTTTGCAACTGAAGCTACTGGTACGTTCTCAAACAACATGCAAGAGAAGTCCCCGAAAAACACTCTGCTGGGAGTATCCAGCTTGGATTGCTTGCAAAATGATTGGAAGTGAAAAAGACGGGTTCCAAGCGGACCTTCTCGGTAACTGTGGATAGCGACAACAATGCCCACACCCCGCGAAACCATCCTCGCCGCGCTGCACGCGCGGCTTTCGGCGCTGCCCGCCACCGCCCTGCGCGGCGAGGTGCTGCCCGAGCGCGTCCCGAGCGAGGGCTTGCTGATCCTGCGAGACGGCGAGCCGGGGGAGCCCGAGGTGACGCTGTCGCCGCTGCGCTACCACTACCAGCACCGCGCTGAGATCGAAGCGGTCGTGCAAGGCGCAGACCGTGACGACGCCTTCGACACACTGACCGCCAGCATCGGTGCGGCGATTACCGCCGACCGCACGCTCGGTGGGCTCTGCGACTGGGTCGAAGCCGAAGCGCCGCGCCCGGTCGATCTGCCGGTCGAGGGCGCGGCCAGCCTGAAAGCGGCCGTGATCCCGGTCGTGCTGCACTATTCCGCGGCCGACCCGCTGGCCTGACCCCACCTATAACAGGAGAAGAAAATGGCACGAGCCCAAGGTGCGCGGGCGCAGATGGCGCTTGCGTTCGAGACGACCTATGGAACGCCGCCCGTAGGCGGATTTACGAAGATGCCCTTCGCCAGCACCGCGCTCGGAGCCGAGCAACCGCTCTTGAACTCCGAGCTCCTCGGCTATGGCCGAGACCCGCTGGCGCCGATCAAGGACGCGGTGACGGCAGACGGCGACGTTGTCGTGCCGCTCGACGCCGAGGCCTTCGGATTCTGGCTGAAAGCGGCCTTTGGCGCGCCGACGACGACGGGCACAGGCCCTTGGACGCACGAGTTCCAGTCGGGCGCCTGGACCCTGCCGAGCCTCTCCATCGAGACCGGCATGCCGGAGGTGCCGCGCTACGCGATGTATTCCGGCTGCGTGCTCGACCAGATCACCTGGCAAATGCAGCGATCGGGGCTCCTGACTGCGACCGCCCGCCTGGTGGCACAGGGCGAGACGGTTGGGACGACCACCAGCGCCGGCACGCCCGCCGCGCTGGAGCTCAAGCGCTTCGGCCATTTCAACGGTTCGATCACGCGGAACGGGACGGCGCTCGGGAACGTGGTCTCGGCCGACATCACCTATGCCAACAATCTCGACCGCATCGAGACCATCCGTTCGGACGGCCGCATCGATGGCGCGGACCCGTCCATCGCGGCGCTGACCGGCTCCATCGAGGTCCGCTTCTCCGACAGCACATTGGTGACGCAGGCGATCAACGGCGATCCCTGCGAGCTTGAGTTCGCCTACATCCTGCCCTCGGGCGAGAGTTTCACGTTCACTGTGCATGCCGTCTACCTGCCGCGCCCCCGGATTGAAATCTCTGGGCCGCAGGGCGTGCAGGCGACCTTCGACTGGCAGGCCGCCCGCGACAGCGTCGTCGGCCGGATGTGCACCGCCACCCTCGTGAACGATGTGGAGACCTATTGATGCTCACGCTCGACCTGACCAACGCGCCGCGCTGGCACGATCTCGCTCCCGGCGTCCGGGTGCAGCTGCGCCCGCTGACCACCGCGCTGATGGTGGCGACACGCAGCGATCCCGCCGTGGAAGCCGTGCCTGAGGAAGCCTCCGACGAGGAGCGCGCCGTCGCCTTCGCCAAGGCGCTGGCTCGCCGCGCGGTGCTGGCCTGGGACGGCATCGGCGATGCCGACGGCAATCCCATCGACCCGAGCCCTGAGGCCATCGACGCGCTCCTCGACATCTGGCCGGTCTTCGAGGCCTTCCAGCTGACCTACGTCTCCAAGGGCTTGCTGCTGGAGCAGGAAAAAAACGCCTCCGCGCTCTCGCCGAATGGTCCTTCGGCGGGGGCGAGCGCTACTGCGACGCCTGCCAAGCGGCGTGCGAAGACTGCCCGGCGCGGCTGAATCGGCCGCTCACGCATGAAGGCTGGCAGGTCTGGGACCTTGTCGGCCGCCTCGGCGGCCAGCTGCGTGTGTTGCCGGGTGCTGTGATCGGCTGGGACATGTCGGCCGCGCTGGCGCTCGGTGACGCGCTCGGCGTGCCGCCGCTCGCCATGGCCGAACTTCTGCCCGTCATCGAAGCGGTGATGGTCGCGAAACTCAACGAACAGATGGAACGCCCCAATGGCTGAGAAACGCGTCAGCGTCCGCCTCGCGGCGGTCGGTGGTCGGCAAGTGCGCGCCGAGCTGGAAGGTGTCGGTGAGGCCGGGTCGCGTGGCTTCGGACGTCTTAGCCGCGAGATGGAAGCGGCGAACACCCGGCTCGCGGCCTTTTCCCGCCGGGTGCGTGTGGCCGCCGCAGCCGCCGTGGCAGCGGCCGCCGCAGCTGGCGTGGCGATGATCCGCTCTGGCCTTCAGACCGTCGATGCGCAGGCGAAACTCGCGCAGTCGCTCGGCACCACCGTCGCCTCGATCCAGACGTTGGAGCGCGCGGGCGAGCTGGCGGGCGTTTCCATGTCCGGCATCGAGCAGGCCACGAAGGATCTGACGCGTCGTCTCAGCCAGGCGGCCGCCGGGACCGGTCCTGCCGCCGACGCGCTTGACCGGCTGGGCCTTTCGGCGAACGACCTGATCGCGCTGTCGCTGGACCAGCGGGTCGGTGCCATCAACGCCGCCATCGAGAACTTCGTGCCCGCGGCCGAGCGCGCGGCCGTCGCAGGCCAGCTTTTCGGCGAGGAAGGCTCCATCGCCATGAGCCGGATCGACACCGCGACGCTGCGCCAGGCGACGGAGGACATGCTTGCCTTCGGTGTCGTCGTCTCCGAACAGGACGCCGACCAGATCGAGCGCACGAACGACGCCATCTCCCGGCTCGGGCTGATCTGGCGCGGGCTGTCGAACCAGCTCGCCGTCGCCGCGGCGCCCGCACTGGAAGCCGTCGCCGATGCCATGGCGGGGGTGGCCAGCCGCACGGGGCCGCTCGGCATCGCGATCGGCGCCCTCTTCGACAACATCGGCCGCCTGACCACCTATGCCGCCACTTTCGCGACCTTCCTCACGGGCCGCTGGGTGGCGGGCATGGCCGCCGCCGCGCTCTCCGTCCGTGGCCTCGCCAGGGCGCTCGTCGTCCTGCGCGGGTCGCTGATCCGCACCGGTATCGGCGCGCTCATCGTCGGCGCGGGCGAGCTCGTCTATCAGTTCACCCGCCTCGTCTCCGGCGCAGGCGGCTTCGGCGAAGCGATGTCGCTCTTGAAGGACCTCGCCGTCGAGGTCTGGGAGCGGATCCGCATGGGCGCGGCGGCGGCGGGCGCGACCGCCACGGCAATGTTCTTCGACCTGAAGGCGGACGCCGCCTCCGGAATGCAGAGCGCCATCGAGAGCGTGGTGGGCTTCGGCAACACGGCGGCGAACACGTTCGAGGGCGCCTACGAGGCGATCAAGGCGGTCTGGGGCCTGCTCCCTGCCGCCATAGGCGATCTGGCTTTCCAGGCCGCGAACAGCCTGATTGAGGGCGTTGAGGCGATGCTGAACGGCGTCTTCACCCGGATCAACGGTTTCATCGAAGGCGTGAATGCCGGGCTGGAAGCGCTCGGGGTAGAGCGCCGGATAGGGGTCATCACGGAGCTCGATCTCGGCCGCCTCGAGAACCGTTTCGCCGGCGCCGCAACGCAGGCCGCCACGGCGGCGCGCGACGCCTTCGCCACGGCCTTCGCCGACAATCCGCTCGCCGTGCCTGATCTCGGACTGACGGCAGCCGCCACCGAAGCCGCGGCCTCGGCCGAAGCCTGGCGTCAGACCGCCGCCACGCTGGCCGAGGGCGCGCTCCAGCCGCTTGCCGCGCTCGACGCCCTGCGCGCCGCGGTCAGCAGTACTGGCACGGAGGCAGAGACGGCGCTCGATGGCGCGACGGTCGCTGCCGAGCGCTTCGATGCGGCACTTTCCGGTGAGGACGGGGCGGGACCGGCCGCCGCGCTCGACGAGATGGCCGAGGCGGCGGGGCGCGCGGGCGGCGCCATGCAAGCGGCGGCCGATGTCGCGCGCCAGTCCTGGGACGCGGCGCGCGCCGCGGTGGAACGGACGCAGGAGATCGCAAAAGGGCTGGCAGAAGACATCACCGGCCCGATCAAGGAGGCGCTGAAGTCGGGTGAGCTCAGCTGGCAGACCTTCGCGGGCGCCGTGGCCGGGATCGCGCGCAACCTCGCGAGCCGCCTCATCGACCAGGCCTTCAAGCCGATCGAGGACGCGCTCTTCCGTGCCTTCTCCGGTGCCGGCACCAGCGGCGGCGGTGGTGGCCTCTTCGGCTGGATCACGAGCGCCATCGGCGGGCTCTTCGGGATCGGTGGCTTTGCCCGCGGCGGGGCTTTCGCACAGGCCGGCGAGATCACGGCCTTCGCCCGGGGTGGTGTGGTGACCCGTCCGACAGTGTTTCCCTTCGCGCGGGGGATCGGGCTCATGGGCGAGGCTGGACCGGAGGCGATCCTGCCCCTGCGGCGCGGTCCCGGCGGGCGGCTCGGCGTCGAGGCGAACAGCGGTGGCCCGGCGCCCCAGCCCGCGACCCGCATCGTCAACGTGCTCGATCCCGCGATCGTCGGGGATTATCTCGCGACGCCCGCGGGCGAGCGGCTCATCGTCAACGTGATCCGGCGCAACCGGGGAGGTCTCGATGCCTGAGCGGCTCTGGCCCTTCCCGGCACAAACACCGGTCACGGAAGTGCTCGAATGGTCGACGGATGTCCTGTTCACCGAGGCCGCCGAACAGCGCATCGCGCTCCGCACGGCCCCGCGGTCTACGCTGACCGTATCACATCTTCTCGATGCACCCGGTCTCGCGGAGGCGGCCGAACTCGGCCGGGCCGGCCCGCTGGACGACTGGGCCTTGCCGCTCTGGCAACTTGCGCGCCCGGCAACGGCACCGGTCGACGCGGCTGACTTGACGGTCTTCGTCGATACGACCGACGGCGCCTTCGACGGGGCGGCGCAGGCGGTCGTCGCCGCCGATGGCGGCAGGGCGCATCTGATCGAGATCACCGCAGTGCTGCCCGACCGGCTGGAACTTGCCGTCCCCGCCGGGGTCAGTCTTCTGCACGCTATAGTCGCACCGGTCGGAGGTGCCTTCGCTGCACGGCCAGTCGAGATCGACCGCCGCCGCCAGGGACTCGGCACGGTCACTGCGAGTTTCACGCTCCGGAGCAGCGACGGCGGGGCTACGGCCAGCCCCTATCCCCAGCACCAGGGGCTCGACGTGCTGACCGATCCGGCCGTCCTGCGCCAGCCGCTTGCCGAGACGCTGGGCCAGACCGTGGAAGCCGTCGACAACGGCTTCGGGCCAATGGTGCTCGAACCGGTGCTCACCCATGTCCAGCGCCGATCGACGATCACGCTGATCGACCGCGGTGCCGCGCGGATGACCCGCCGGCGCTGGCTGCTCTCCCTGCGCGGCCGCCAGCGCGCCTTCTGGCTGCCGAGCTGGGGCCGAGAACTGGTTCTGCAGGCGGCGGCCACCGCCAGCGCGACCTCCATCGTCGTTGAGCCGCTCGCCGATCCCACCGTCTGGACCCTACGCCACCTGATGATCGAGCACCCGACCGGGCCGGTCTTCCGCGAGATCACCGCCGCGGCCTGGGACGCGCTGGGGCTCCGGCTCTCCATCGCCGCGCCCGGCAAGAGCATTGCCCACGGCACGCCGATCCACCTTCTCCTGAAGGTCCGCTCGGACGCCGACCGGATCGAACTCGCCCATGGGCCGAACCGGACCGAACTGGCACTCCCGCTGATCGAGACGCCCTCATGACCTACGACCTCGCCGAGACCTCGACCGCAGAGGGGCAGCCGTATTTCCTCTACCTCTTCGCGGAAGGGGGCAGCGTCTGGCGCTTCACCAGCCGCGCGAGCGCCTGGACCTCGCCAGCAGGCGCCATCGGCGACGAGACCGAGGATCTGATCTGGGAGCCCTCGGCCGTGAGCCACGGCTCCGTCGTCCAGAGCAGCGATCCGCGGCGCGTGGACCTGTCGGTGACCTTTTCGCTCTCCGATCCCTTCGCCCGCCGCTATCTCGGACCGCGCGGCCGGTCGGTGACGTCACTCACCATCTTCCGCGGCCACGAACAGGTCCCAGCCGAGGTGGTCGCGCACTGGAAGGGCCGCATCGTCTCGGCGCGCGTAGAGGGGCGGCGCATCACGCTCCGGGCGGAATCGCTCTTTACCTCGATGCGCCGGGAAGGCGTGCGGGCGAAGTACCAGCGCCTCTGCCGCCATGCGCTCTATTCCCGCGGCTGCCGCCTCGACATCGAGACTTTCTTCGTGGGCGGAACCGCGACCGCGCGCTCGGGCCTCGAGGTCACCGTGGCGGAGGCCGCGCTCGTGCCGGACGGCTGGTTCCGCGGCGGCGTCCTTCGCCACGCGGGGCTGCTCGGGTTCATCACCGGCCATGTCGGAGACAGGTTGACGCTCGCGGGTCGCATGCCGGAACTGGAGACGGCGATCGACGATCCGGAGACGGTCGCCGTCATCGACGTGGCGCCCGGCTGCGATCTCCGCCGCGACACCTGCGCCGCCAAGTTCGGCAATCTCCTGAACTTTGGGGGCTTCCCCGACATCCCCGGCCGCAATCCCTTCGGCGGCACCAGCATCGTCTGAGAATCGAGATCATGAGTGGACAAGGCCGGACGTCGGGCCTCGCGATGAATCAGTCATTTCATCAAATGCTGTGGATCAACTCTTCCCGCGATGAGCGGACCTCGGTCGGACCGGCGGCTGGGTCTGCCTGGCGAGCGGTTTGGTTATCCCCTGCGCTCCAAACCGGCGCTCACGAGTCGGCTAATGGCCTAAAATGGCGGGGCCGTAGCTGACGGACTGGTCCTCAACAACAACATGACCGCGTTTTTTCAACTCATCGACCAATGCGTCTTGATCGCTTTCGTCCAGGGTCTTCATGAAAAGTCCGTTCATTGTTCCTTTAAGAGTTTTGACCTTCCTTGGACGCGAGGTGCCTCTGGACCTCAAGCTGTCAACGATCGCTTCGACTTTCTGATCCAGTGAGCTGGCATTCGAGATTTTGACGAATGGGATCTCCGATATGTCAACATGACGGAGAGCGTAAATCTTTCTCTCCCGCAAATGAGAAATCAGAGGATCGAAACCTTTATCTCGTGAAATGATGTGAAAATATCCGTTGTCGTCCTTGGCCGCGAGTTGCCCCAAATAGAAGGCTATATGAAAATCCAGTGCGTTCGATCCGTTGCCTGTAATCTTCCGATAACTGGCATTTTCACCCAGATCCTGGAGTGCATTGGCAAAATCGAAGGGTACATTTTTCTGACTGGCGCCGACAAACACAACCAGCGTGAAGGGATGCCCGCGGAGGAGCCCAAGGTTCTTGGGCTGCACATTCTCAAAGTCGATCAAGATATAGTTGTTCTTCAAGCGGCTTACTCCAGTTCGAGCCCCATGCAGGACCGAATACTGGATCAGGTCAAGTGGGAGGGTTCCTCTGCGACCCTTTCATGAAGGCGCATAGGCCGCTTTTGAGCTCGACCAGGTTGTCCGAGCAATCGGCTTGGACGTCTCCGTTCTCGGTTTTTCGGACTTAACCAGTGATCGCGCGAGCATCCAGAACCTGCGCCGAGCAGCCTGTTCCTGAGGCGTGCACCTGTGGGAGCAAAACTCGCGGCGGCTCCTCCATGCGGAACAGTGGGGCGCGCGATGACCGCAATCTGTCTGGAGATACCCACCATGGTCTGGAACTTCGTCGTCCAGATCGTCGCCAGCCTCGTGCTGACGGCGATCTCCTATGCGCTCTCGCCGAAGCCGAAGACGGAAGCGCCGAAGGCGGCGGGGCTCGACGACTTCGATCTGCCGACAGCCGAGGAAGGCCGGCCGATCCCGGTCGTCTTCGGCACCGTGCTGTTGCGCGGCCCGAACGTCGTCTGGGCCGGCGATCTCAAGGTCGACCCGATCCGCAAGAAGGGGGGCAAGAAGTGAGCGAGACCCTCATCGTCCGCGCCGAGGACATCCGCACGGCCCGGCTCTGCTTCCAGGGCGCGCGGCCCTGGTTCCGCCGCCACGGGCTCGACTGGCAGGCTTTCCTCGCCGAAGGACTGCCCGCCGAGATGCTGGTCGCCACCGGCGACGCGCTGGCGCTGCGCGTGATCGCCGAGGCCGAGAAGCGGATCGCGCGGACCGTGATCGAGGACTGACATGGGCGGTCGCTCCAAGTCCCAGACGGTCGGCTACAGGTATTCCCTCGGGGCGCATCTGGCGCTCTGCCATGGCCCGGTCGATGCGATCCGCGAGATCCGGGTCGACGACCGCATAGCCTGGTCGATCGGCACCGGCCAGAGCAGTGCCGCCGGCACCGGCGTCGGCGCGCTCGCCAGCTACGGCACTGTGGTGGCCATGTCCGCCACCGCCGCGGCCGTCGGCGACAGCGTGGCCGAAGTCACCTTTCCGGGCACGCTCGCCGGGATCCGCCTCGGCGCGAGCTATGACCTGAAGCTCGGCTTCGATGGCACGACCCGCACGGTCACCGTCCAGGCCGTGAGCTACGATGGTGGGACCGGCATCACGACCTGGCTCGTCGAGCCCGCCGCGACTGCCTTCGTCGCCCAGTCCGTCACGGTCTCCGATGCCGCGAGCCTGCCGAGCCTCAGCGGCGGCGCCGCGGGCGGTCGCATCCGGATCAACAAGCCGAACCTCTTCGGCGGCGAGAGCCGCGAGGGCGGCATTGTCGGCGACATCGACGTCCTGATGGGCGGGACCATGCAGGGCCAGAACGATTACCTCGCCGCGCAGGCGGGTTCGAACGTGCCGGGCTATCGCGGCATCTGCTCGCTCGTCCTGCGGCGCATCTCACTCGGCCTCAATCCCTACCTGAAGCCATGGGCCGTCCGGCTCACCCGGATCCTGCGCGCGGAGGACGGCAACGCGCAGTGGTATCCGGAGAAGGCGCAGATCGTGCCCGAGGTCCGGATCGGAGACGCCGCGATCTACATCGCCATGGACTCCTCGGGCTCCATGTCCGGCAGCCGCATGGCGGCCCAGCGGACCGCCGTCTCGCGGCTTATCGCCGAGATCGGCGCGAATGCGCTCGAGCCCAACGACATCCAGATCGTCACCTGGAACTCGACCGTCTCGGGCACGATCCTGCGCCGCAACGCCGATGCCGCGGCCTATGGCGAACTCAAGGACTGGGTCGACGCGCTGCCGACCACCGTGAGCGGGGGCACGGACTTCGGGGCGGCGGTGAGCCAGGCGGGCGGCTTCTTCAATGGCGCGGGCGGCAAGCGGCGGATCCTGATCTTCGTGACCGACGGCGAGCCGAGCCCGGCCTCGAGCCTCGAGAGCGCCAAGGCAACGCTCGCGGGTCTCTACGAGGTCGACGTCTTCGCCTTCAACATCGCGCTCTCGGACACGAGCGCGACCTCCCAGATCGACAACACGCCCGTCGATGGCGTGCCGGTCGTGCCCGCGGGCGATCCCGACGTTCTCGTCGCCTCGCTTCGCGCGGCCTTCGGCGAGGGCCCGGACATGAACCCGGCCCACATCATCCGTGAGTGCCTGACGAACCGCGACTGGGGCCTCGGGCATGGCTTCACCGACATCGGCCCGAGTTTCGCCACCGCCGCGGATGCGCTTTTCGCCGAGGGGTTCGGGCTCTCGCTCCTCTGGCAGCAGGAATCGACGATCGAGGACTTCATCGCCGACGTGCTGAAGCACATCGACGCCTATCTCTACGTCGACCGACGCTCGGGCCGATGGGAGCTGAAGCTCATCCGGGCCGACTACGACGTGGAGGCGCTGCCGATCTTCGACGAGACCAACGTCGTCGACTGGGGCGAGCTTGGCCGCCGCGAGGCCGCCGATCTCGTGAACTCGGTCACCGTGAAGTTTTCCGATGCCCGGACCGATCAGACCGGATCGGTCAGCGTCACCGACACGGCACTCGTTCAGGACCTCGGCCAGGTCGTGACCGCTACGGTCGACTATCCGGGGATCCGCTACGAGTCGCTCGCCGTGCGCGTGGCCGAACGCGATCTGCGGGCACTTTCTTCGCCGATCCTGTCGGGCGAGATCACCGTCACCCGCGTCGGCGCCGATCTCGACCCGGGCGACGTGATCCGGCTCGTGAGCCCGCGCCGCGGGCTGGAGGGTGTCGCGGCGCGGATCGTCGAGATCGACCACGGCGACGGGCGCGCGAACGGCGTGCGGCTGCGCATTGCCGAGGATGTCTTCGGGCTCGGCGACACGGCCCTCGTCGGTGGCGAGAGCGCCGACCCGGGCCGGCTGATCCTGCCGCCGAAGCCGCTCGCGCGTCGCTGGGTGACGGAGGCGCCATACTGGCTCCTCGTCCAGGAGCTGGGTCACGCGCAGGCCGATGCACTCCTCGACGAGGACCCGGATGCAGGTACGCTGGTCGCCGCCGGCGAGCGCCCCTCGGCCGACGCGCTCTCGGCGCAGGTCTGGACCGACAGCGGCACGGGCTATGCGCTCGAGGCGGGCGTCGAGTTCGTGCCGACGGCGCTCCTGACGGCCGATGTGACCGACGACCCGGCCGAGCGGGTGCTGCCGGTCGGCAGCTGGACCGGGCTCACGGACGTCACCATCGGAACGCTCGCCGCGATCGGGGATGAACTCGTCCGGATCGACGGGGTGAGTGCCACGACACTGACGGTCGGACGGGGCTGCCTCGACACCGTCCCCCAGGTCCATCCCGCCGGCACGCCGGTGATCTGCTGGCAGCTTCTCGCCAACGCGAGCGAGGCGCGCTTCGCGGCGGGAGAGACCGTCGCGGTCCGCATGCTGCCGGAGACCGGCTTCGGCACCTTGCCGCTCTCCCAGGCGCCCGAGGACGAGGTCACGCTCGCCTCGCGCGCCATCCGACCGCTGCCGCCGGGCGATCTGCGCGGCAACGGTGTCTCGGTCGTGAACCCGAACGTCCTGAACCTCGGGCCGATGCTCCTGACATGGGCCCATCGCGACCGGCTCCTGCAGACGAGCGTCGCGATCGACGCCTATGACGCGGGCAACATCGGCCCGGAGCCGGGTGTCACCTACGTCCTCGAGATCCGCTGGGTCGATCCGGACTCGGATGCTGTTGTCGAACCACCCGCGGCCGTCATCGATGTGGGCAGCGTCACCAGCTTCACGCTGACCAAGGAGGATGTGCCGATCCTCTCGGCCCCGACGGGGACGAAGCATTTCGAGGTGCGGGTGCAGGCGCTGCGTGTCGCGGGCAGCGCGACCTACGAGGCCTGGCAGGCCCGCGCGATCCGGCTCTTCATGCCCGACGGCATCAAGGTCGCCGAAGCCGGCCTCTGGACCGAGTTCGGGGCGGAAGCCCGGCTGACGGTCCCCGAGACCGTCGTCTTCCTCGGTCTCGGCGGTGCGGTCCAGCTGACCGCGTCCGACGCCGCGCTCTGGATCGGCTTCGGGTCCGATGCCCGACTGAGCGTGGCGCGGACCGATCTCTTCCACGAACAAGGCGGCGACGCACGTCTCACCGCCGCCGACAGCGCACTCTACATCGAGGTGATCCCATGACCCACATCCTCCATCTCGGCCATCAGGTCACGGATCTCTCCGGTGTGACAGGGCTGATCAGCACGGACGCGGCAGGCTTCGATCCGGCCTATGACATCAATGCGATCAAGATCACCGCGAACAACGGCTCATCCGTGCCTTTCACCGCGACATGGGCAGAGCCCACGGGCGATGTCTGGATCGGGTTCCGCTACCGGGCGCCGTCGATCAACGCCCACGTCATCGCCCAAGACGGCATCTTTCTCGAGTTCTACGACGCGGCGAACCGGCAGGTCGGGCTCGTTCGGACCGAGCGGGACGACGAGAAGTACCGCGCGATGGCCGTTGGCGACACCAGCGTCGACGGGGCCTCGTCCTTCGTAGCGGCCACGAACCAGAGCTACTGGATCGACGTGAAGATTGCCGTCGGCGCCGACATCACCATCGAGTTCCATGTCGACGGCGTGCTTCACAGCAGCGCCACGGCCGCCAATATCGGCGGGAAGGGCCGGCCCGTCCGCTGCGTCTGGCGCAACCTCTACCTCTTCGACTTCTACAACCCGGCCACCTGGTACTACGCCCATATCGCGGTGCTCGACGGCGTCTCGACCATCGGCCGGCGCTTCGTGCGGCGCACGCCGGATCTGGTCGGCACCTACGACGCCTTCTCGGGCGGAATCGACGCGATCAAGGACGGCGACATCGCCACGCGGGCCGCTAGTGACATCGCGGGCCAGCGGCTGTCCTTCTCGCTCGCGGGGCCTATCGGTCCTGCCGGGGCCACGACCATCGCGGGCGTCCACGTCAAGCAGCTGGCCCAGCTCGGCACCGCCGGTCCGACAAGCATCGCGGGTTTCCTGCGCATGGGCGGTGTGGACTACGACGCGACGCCCGGCGCGCCCTCGGCGGACCTGCCGTCGCCCGTCTATTCGAGCTGGGATCTGAACCCGGCCGACAGCACCCCCTGGACGGCGGCGACGCTGCCGGCGGAAGTGGGGATCGTCTCTTCATGATCCTGCCCCGCACGGAAAAGGGCGAGCTCAGGATGTCGGAGGCCGAGTTCCGGACCTTCCTGTCCCAGGCCGCGGAAGAGGGCGCGAAGCGCGCGCTGGCCGATGCCGGGATCGACGGCAAGGACGCCGCCCTCGACATCCGCGATCTCCGCTCGCTCCTCGACTGCATCCGCTTCGTACGCCGCACTGCGGTCCAGACAGCCGTTCATCTCATCACCACCGGCATCATGCTCGCGTTGCTCGCCGGTATTGCGCTGAAGCTGAAGATCTTCGGCGGAAGTCCATAGCCGCTGCCGATTCCCATTCATCAACCTGCCATGACCCGCCCTCGAGGCGGGTTTTTCGTTTCTGGAGGATCCCCATGACCACGACCTTTTACGACCATTGGCGCGATGTGCCGGAGAAAGCCTGGCGCTGGACCAACTTCTCCCCCGCCGAAATTGCCTGCCGCGGCACCGGCAAACTGCTGATCAACGAGCCCGCGCTCGACAAGCTGCAGGCGCTGCGCGACCGGCTGGGTAAGCCGCTCATCGTTCGCTCCGCCTATCGCAGCCCGGAGCATAACCGCGCCGTTGGCGGCGCAACGCGTTCCAAGCACATGGGCGGCGCTGCTTTCGACATTGCCATGTCGAACCATGATCCGGTGGCCTTCGAGGCGGCGGCACGGGAGGCTGGGTTCCTTGGGTTCGGCTTCTATCCGCGCTCCGGGTTCATGCATGTCGATCTTGGCCCATCGCGCCAATGGGGCGGCCGCTTCCCGGTGCGGGCGACTGCCTTCGCCGAGGACACGCCGCCTGTGCGCGAGGTGCTGGCACAGAGCCGCACCATGAAGGGCGGCGGAGCGGCCGGTGTGGCGACGCTGGGTGCTGCGGGCGTCGAGGTCGCGCAGAGCGTCCTGGCGGAGACCCAATCCGCGATCCTGCCGCTTGTGCCGTATCTCGACACCCTGCGCTGGGTGTTCATCGCCATCGCACTCGGCGGCATCGCGGTCACCATCTACGCGCGTCTCGATGACTGGAAACGGGGGCAGCGATGATTGCCGCGCTCGTGACCGGGTTCGCCGCCAACCCATGGATGCGGGCGGCGCTGCGATACGGCGCCATCGTCCTCGCCGTGCTCCTATTCCTGTTGTCGATCCGCCGCACCGGGGAGCGCGCAGGTCGGATCGCTGAACGTCTCGAATTCACGGAGAAGACCAATGATATTCAACGCCGGATGCTGGAGGCGGCTGCTCGCCGTCCTCGTGATCGCGACGAGCTGGTTGACCGGTTGCGTGACGGCGAGTTCTGAGGACGACAGGCTCGCGACGTGCCCGCCCGTGGTCGAGTACACCCACGAGTTCCAGGCGCGGGTGGCCGAGGAATTGGCGTTGCTGCCGCATGGATCGGTCATTGGCGAGATGCTGAGCGACTACGCTGTCATGCGGGATCAGGCGCGAGTTTGTCGGCTGTGA